TGCTGAAGAGGCCATGTTTGTAGATTTTACATTACTTATATAAGTACCCATTTTTTCTCCTGTTAAGTGAGCTCCCGAAGGAGCTCACAGTTTATCTATTAAGCCTCTTTAGCCCAAACACCTTGGGAATCTACAACTGTCCAAAAAACAGTTGAGTTCAAAGATGCAATGGTAACACGGTCTCCTACTTTTGATGTAGCTAGAGTATTAACGAGGTCTTTGTCGTCTACTAATCCTCCTAAATACAAAATACCATCAGATGCATTAGGACTAATAGTCAAATTGTTTTGACCATCCGCTCCTGTATTTACAAATGTAAATACATTCCCAACAGCAATTGCTGGTAGGGTGAATACTACGTCCTTAGTATTTGATAAAAGTGTTTTTCCACAATCACCATTATTAATAACAACAGTATAATTTGAATCCTTCTGTTCTATATTGAATCCAGTTACTCCTGCTTCGTTTTTCTTCCCAACTAATACTGGGCCTCTAAACAATGTTGATGCCATGTTATAATCCTCCTAGATTATGTGAATACTGTCTCTAGGTCGTCGACTATACTCGTCAGTATTCGGTTAAAATTGTATAGTAAGTATGTTATACCCCAAATTTAAATTTGGCGCAAGTAATCCTGTGGGTTTTGTATGATTTTGATAACGCTTAAGTGGCTATCGAAACTTGGGCCTTGACCGCGTTTACTTTAGTTTGAAGCGCTTGTTCTTCAAACTCTTTGGCAATGATTTCTTTAACAATTTCCTGAATTTTCTTATCAATATATGACATATTTATATTATATTTGCCCTCCTTCAGGTGCTCTTGTTGCCACTCTAGCTCCAAGGACTTCTTCGTAATGTATAGGTCTTGAGTCATTACTAACCTCCTCATAGGTTATCCATTTACCGGTTTTTACAGTAAATCCATTTTTTTCAAATAATACCTCATTTTTTCCTAGTTTGTCAAGGATAGAGTTTTCGATACCTTGAGGAGTATCTTCACATGTGACTGTAAAATCCGCAGAATAGCCACAATATTTTATTTGAATTCTGAATTTTTTCATAGATTTGAAAGTATATATAAAAAATGAGGCGGTTTTAAGGCCGCCTCATTTCGTTAATTGTTAGATGTACTATGCACCAGGTGATGCAAAGATACCTCTAGGGTCAGATGCGCCAAAAGCGTATCTTTCTCTAGCTTTGTATCTAACGTTACCAGTATCAAAGTCGCCTTCCATTGATGTTTTCAATGGTGCTCTGTTGAAATACTTCATTCCGTTAGGAACGTCCGTAATGATATAAAACGCATCAGTGTCAGATAAGTAGTGATTAACTACGAATCCTTGAGGAAGCATCCCCATGTTTTTGATTGCGTTAATGTCATTATCAGCCGTACCAACTCTTCCTGGAGACTTCATCAGTCTTTCAGCAGTAAATTGTTGGTTAGAGTGAAGAACCATCTTCATTCCTCTAGCCGCAATTTTAAGACCACGTTCATCAGTGAATGCAGCAATGTCGATTAAAGACTGCTCCAATGATGTTTCGTTAAGATCCGCTGCTGTTGATAATGTATTGCTAAACGTACCTGCAACAGTTGGGTGAGAAGCGTTTATTAAAGACACTCCATCACCTGTTTTGAAGGTAGCTACGCCAGGTAGTCCATTATTTAATGGAACTACTGCTTTCACTTGTTTAGCGTTAGCCATAGAACGTGCCAAAGCTTTTGTATAACGAGAAGAAAGTCTATCATAGAGGTTATCCTCCATAGCTTCTTCTGTTATAGCAAATGCTAGAGCGATCGTTTCCATAGTGTAACGTGCTGTAAAAGTTTCTTGTGCTTCGTCGTATGAAACGCCTTGGCCCTCACCTTTTACGTCTGCGTTCGCAAAACCACTTAACATTACTTCCTCTTCGAAAGCTCTGTCAGATGATTCTTCTGCATAAATTTCTTTATGCTCCTGGTCGTATCTTTTATATTCCAGCCCAAATAGTGCATTTAGGCCAGGTTCTAGTTCTTTAACTAGCTGTGCTCGTGATATTGCCATTATATGCTCCTATTATGCGCTATCCTTAAACTCATTGAGATTTGCAACAATAACAACGTTTAAATACGCTGCCGTTATGTCACTATTCGCAGGATCTTCTGCGATCCTTAGAACTCTCCACGAGTAAGTGGTAGCATTGGTTGATCCGATATCCAAAGTGTTTGAAGATTTTCCAGTGGTATCCGTACCTGCTGCCGCATTTAAATTATACGTTTCCATATGACCGCTCTGTGGAAGTGCGGCATCGGTTGCAATTTGGTAGTTTTGCCAAGGATTATCTAAAACAAACGCAGTGGTATCTTCACTGTTTGCTGGAGTAATGGTTGCGATATAAGCATTTGCCCATGTCGGCTTCAACGTTGTTGAAGCGTTGTAGAAAATGCCATTCAACACACCCATTTGACTATTAGTTCCAGTAGTTACATTGGTCCCTTCCACTACATACCCTGCTGCAGACTTAACTGGTGCACCATTAAAAATACTGGTGCCCACAGCTGCTGCAATCTTATAAGACGATTGTCCTTGGGTAGAGGGAGTGTTTCCTAATGTACTAACAGGAATTAAGCCATAGCCTGCTGTATTGCTATTTGCCATATTATTACTCCTAATGTTTACAGTTTTATTTGTAAACGGTTAATTAAATTCGTTGGTTCTAGAATTGTTAAAAAATTAACTTTTCTTCGTACCACCGAAGGTTACGCTAGTCTGACGATCAACATTGATCGGCATACTTGGATGCTGTTCCTTCATGAGATCGTTCTTCACGGCCTCGTCTCGAGCCTCGGTTTGTTTCCGAAAATACTCTGTACGTTGCTTCGCGAGCTCTTCTGATATCCTAGCCAGCAATAGGCCACCTACCCCGATAATCCCAGCATATTTTCCGTCTTTAACAACGGGATAATCTTGGCCTTCATATTCGTCGGCTCTCACTAATTCCCATCCGGATCTTAATTTACCCGTGACGTTCTTAGTATCATCGAAACCGGCGCTTTCAGCCCTGATCCATCTGTGCCTGAATCCTTCAGGCGGCTTGGGAGCATCTAGAGATGATGGAGGAGTCCATACTTTGGGTCTTTCAGTTTTAGACCTAGTTTGACTCGCACGAGAAGTAATCTTTGTTTCTTGTTTCATATGCTTATGCCTCCTTCGTGAGTTTTAATTGTTTTGCATATTCTTCGAGTGGCACACCTAATTTTTTAGCAATTGCTACCTGTGAAGGCGTGAGTCTCACAGTTTGGCGTCCTGGTTTAACGCTTCTTGTCGCAGAAGCAACCGTCTGAACGGGTTCGGACGTTTTTCTAGTTACACTCTTATCAAATTTATGGGGAAAGTCAACTCTTATTCTTTTGTCAATTTCCGCATAGTAATCATTTGATTTGGGATCAAATCCTTCTTTTTCGACTAGATCCTTATGGATTTCGAAGGCTGTAAAAGTCATAGCTCGATCTTGACCGAACCATCTGTTTTTACCTGCCCAATGTTCAGCACTAGGATCAGGATCCGGCAAACGTTGAGGGGTTTGCTCAGGAAGATAACCTCCATGCGAAAGTCTAGGTTCCGCTACAGATTCGTCTTCTTTACCTGCCTTGGTTGCTGCTAATTTGGCATTATCAAAAGATAGTTGTGCTATTCTTTTATTAGCCGCTACTTGAGCTTTTGCGTCACCCGCTTCAATAGCGCCAGCTAATTCTTTTTCAGCTGAGTCTAATCCACTTTTAACACTGCTCTCAAGTTTAGTAATGTAATCTTTGTCCACTTTTTTGAACTTAGATTCCATTGCTTGTCTATTCGTTTCTACAGCACGAGCATAATCTACAGCTGCCACTTCTCTACGTTCAGCTTCTCGCATTCTACGTGTTAATTTAGAAATACGTCCTTGTACTCCTTTGCTGTACTCTTCTAGCTTTTGGTCTTCTTTTGGTTCGCTAGTTTGAACATCAGACTGCTCATCAGATTCCGCAGGTGCGTCATCGGACTTAACAGTGTCTTCAGTAGTTTTTTGTTCTGTATCCTTGTCATCTTTGACCTCCACTTCTGACTCATTAACTTTATCCTCGGGTAATTCTATATCAGCCCCAGGACCCGACGTATCTAAATCGACCATCGGTCCTTTTTTTTCTATTTTTTCTTCTGTTGATTCAGGCATAGTTTCCTCCTATGTTAATATTTATGCAAGATGCTTTTAGGATCTTGTATGGTTGCTAAGACTTCGTCTTCATTGAGGAGTCTTACTTCCCCGCCTTCTATCTCAATCCTTGAGCCTGCATAACGGGCAAAGACTACCCAGTCACCGACCTTGCACCAAGGACCACTGGGATAACGTTTTTTATCCCCATAACACTCAGAGCCCATAGCAAGTACATTCCCACATTGGGATGCCACTTGTTGACGCTCTACAGCGTCTTGACCTAATAACACACCACCTTCAGTTTTCTCTTTCATTTTGAAAGGTAAAACTAAAATTCTCCATCCTGTCGGTTGCGGTAATTGAGTCGCCTCCGTTGGAATCTCTTTTTTTTGTTCTGATTTTTTTACACCAACAAGACCGTTGTTGGATATTTTAATTTTTGGGACTTTTTGGGTTAAGATCGACGACGGTTCCTTTAGTATCATTTTGCTCCTTCTCATTTAGCAGGTTAGAGATTTCCTGTCGCACTGATTCCAGTG